GGCAATCTCAGAAAACTCTGACATGACGGAAGGGTCTCAGCAGTTAGCCTGCACCGGCAACAACTGCGAGTTGTAACTTACGGGGGCCTTAGCGCCCCTGTCTTTCTTTTGTTGCTCCCGCAGCTAACGCCCCAGTAGTAGCTAAGTTTTTAAAATCAGACGGTCGAATGTTTGGTCTAGGTTGTTTTTGTATTGCTACTGCTGCTTGCTCCAACATCCCTTCTTTTCGTTGACTTACGGGCTTTGCTCCCATCTGTTGTAACTCTTGTTGGAACACTTGTTTTTGTGGTTTAGCGATAGGAGCAGAAGAAACTTCACGAAATACATTGTATCCATTCATGTTAGGAACAGAGACTATCCTAGTATCTCCGGGAACAACCAAGCCAAACAAATCGTTTTCGTCGTGGATTGCTGCAGCAAAGTCTCCTTTTTTATTAGTCAGGTACTCACCTCCTACTCCTCCAAGACCTTTTGCTGAAGATTTATGAGACCCGCTAAAATAGGCGGTGTCGCCCCTGACGTCTATAGTTTCAGCCACCAGTTGAACCCTAGCCTTCATAGCGTCATATATTTCTCTTTGAGTTTTAGTCAGTTTTTTACCAGACATTTCATCTTTTTTGTACTTATAGTACATGTCAATAGTGTCTTTATCTGGTCTTCCTTTTGTTCCGTATTTATCAGACTCAGTCATTTTGTATAAAAACTTTTCAAACCTGCCTGCTTCTTCTCCTGTAGATAATTTATACAGTTTATCATCAGGAAGTCTAGTCATGGCGACGAACTCCCGAAGTTCTTGGTCAGTAAACTCTTTTTGTTCAGGAAAATACTTTCGTATAGAGTCTTTAGCATGAAACACTCTACTAGCCACTTTTGAAGGGCCTTTAAGACTTTCCTTAGCCAAGTCAGTAAATGCAGTAGAATCACGAACTACTACTTGAACCTGCTCATTCGGTCCAATTTTTTGAGCCTTCCGTATCCTTTCCTCCATTACAGCAAAGTTTTCTTTGCTTAAGTTTATTCCTTTACGCTTTATGTCGGCAGCAGCTGTGTCTAAAACCTCAGGAGTTAAATTAGGTTGGATGTCTCGTGCCTGTACTTTTTCAAACGACCTTACGACACCTTGAGTTGGTTGCCTTCTTTGCGTACTCAAAAGCTGTGTTTGGTCTAACTGTCCTTCTAAAAACGAAAGGTCTTTGTTAAAATCACGAATAAACTTTGTTTCTGCTTCGGTTCTTTGTTTTGGGGCTTTTTGCCGTATAGCAGCGGCTTGTTGTCTACGCTGTGGAGTTACTCTCGCCGCTTCCCTACGCAACGACATAGGGGTTCCGCCTCGTCGAGAAGCAGAAGCAGCAGGACTTAAGGTGTCAAAAACAGCTGTAGGTCCTGTAACAGCAATAGACCCTACTTTGCCTCCCGCTCCAGACCCATAGAAAAACGGCTGTCTATTGGGCGCTTCCATAGACAAGTCCTGTAGCATACCTCCTTTTACTGCTTTTGCTGCAGGAAGTATGGACAAATCCAAACCATATCCCAGTCGTTTCATCATTTGAGGATTTTCTTGAGCTACTTTCATAGCGGCTTTAGCTGCATCAGTTTCCATAATTCCTTGCTGTAACTGAGCAAAACCCCTTTTAAGAATATCGGGAGCTACTTGGTCTGCTGTTTCCATCGCAAGTGTTATAGGAACGTCTGCAAAAAGACCAACGGTGTTAGCCGCTCCTTGAAGCATTTGATCTCCAAGTCCTATTTCACCTCTGTTGTATCGTCGAGTTTGTTCAACAAAATCATCAACACGTCTTTGAGCGCCTGTTGCAAGATTTCTTGGAATGTCTTTAATCGCCACTTTCTTCTTCCTCTTTTCTCGCTTGGTCCATTAGATACACAATGTAAGCACGATCTGCTTTAAGTTGAGCTACTAAGTTTTTATCAGAAGAGTAGACTTTCATAGCCTTGTCTGTCCCTGACAACATCTTTGAGTAAAACTTGAGTCGTGTCTTTTTGTCCGCCTGTCGAAGAACAAAGTAAATACCCGCGCCTACTCCTGCACCCGTAAGGGCCGCTGCTCCTGTTGCAGAACCTACTGCTGCTCCTGCTACTGCTGCGCCTCCTGTTTTAAGAGTGGCGTACAAAGCTAGGGGAGTAGAAGGAAGGTTTGCTGCTCCTGCTATTTTGTCATACAAACGCGATATTTTGTTGTTACCTTCTCCGTACATACGCATTCGGAGAGTGTCTCTAGCCACCATAAGATTATGTTGTCTGTCTAACAGATTATGAACCTCATCACCTACAGTTATTTCTTTTAGCTTGTTGTTCATCACATTCCTAATGAAACGACCTGCAGCGCCCTTAGCAGTCTCTACCGTTGGGTCTAAAACATCGCCTTTTCTAGCCCCTGCATTCATAAGCTTATCAAAACGCTGTCTTGCGTCCAACAAACCTAAAGCGTTGGCTTCTCTTTTGTCTACAATTTGTATAGCTCTTTCGGCATACTCTAATGCTTTCTTTTGTGCTTCGGCAGACAAAGCAATAAAATCATCGCTTTCCGTCATGTCGTCAAACGCTTCTTTAAAAGAGTTAACAAGGTCTTCTCTTTGATAAGCAGGGTTTCCTGTTTTTCTTATAAAAGCCTTGAGTTGTTTAGCTGACTTAGACACGTCGTCTCCTACAACAGTATATGCTCTTGCATAATGAGAGTTGGGGTCTAAATCTTCTACGGTCTCTAATGTAAGTCTCATGATTTGTTCACGTTCTGTAGGAACATAAACAGTTCTGTCAAGAGGACCACCTACACTTCTAAAGTCTCCTTTGTAACCTGTTTCCCCTACAATATGAGGGTCCATGAGTTTATTGATGCCTGCTCGACGCTCCTCTAAATTTTTAGTGTTGTATTTTTGCTTCATTTTTCTCGCTGCAAGCTCAATAGGTTCTTTTGCAGGAGCAAATAAAGTTGTAATGTCAACATAAGTTTCAAAAGTTTCAGCAAACTCTGGGTTCCTAGCCGCCCATTCTTTGTAAACATTGTAACCAGCATTAGCTGCTGCACCGGCTTGCCGAACTAACGCAGTGTCTTTTATTTTGTTCCAACCTTCTTCTGCTCCTTCTCTTACACTGTCTGGTATGAGAATGTTTACTCCTCCGGCTAAAAGCTCACCCCCTGTGCGAGCAAGCTGAGACACACCCGTGGGTATATACTCCATTCCTCCGGGTTCTCCAACAGCCATGCGTTCAGCGCGTTGTGATACTTTTTCAGGAAATTCAGAGATTATACCCATAGGGTCAAACTCTTCAAACCTTTGAGCTACTTGTTCTCCGTACGGCCTTGGTTCAGGCGTAGGTTCAGGGGCAGGAGAAGAAGGTTGATACGCCCCGTATTGTTTATTTAAAAGCTCTGCAATTTCCGTTGCTGCTTTCATGTCTCCATTATCAGCCGCAAGTTGCATTGCTTCCAAAAGCTGGTCTTTTGTGTATTGCATTTTAGTCTCCGACTTAGGGCTGAGGAACAACTAAATTAAGATAGCTCTGTGCGCCAGAAGATATCGAAGGAGTGTCGTAAACCATTTCAGGATAAACTGAAGACGCTCCTTCCCTTCCTTTTTTAGACATAAGTTTGTTTCTTGCTGTGTTGTAGGTGTCCATTACAAACAACGCCTCATTAGTTCTCAACTCTAAAAGCTCCTGTAAAGCTGCTTTTTGGTCCGTAATGTCCGCGCCAGAAATTCTCTCTGCATACAAACGGTCGGCATCAGAAAGACCAGTGCCTGAACCGAAGTCTTTAATTTGTTCAGCGACAAGTTTACCTGCTTCTCTCATGTATGCTTGTGCATCTGCTGCTGTGGTTCCTTCATAAGGAAGCCCTAAGAATTTACCCACGCGGTCCAAATATACTTGGACGTTTGCACCTAACCCTGTAGGCATTCCGCCTTCAATCCTACTAAGTTGTCTTTGAACAACATCATAAGTTTTTTTAGCGGCAACAGCTTTTTCGTGCATTTTACCAAAATCTTCAACAGCCATTTTAGCAAGCTCTTCAGTAACAGCGTCGGTATCAGTTACTACACGTTGTACGTCTTCTGGTGCTTTTGTTAACCCCAATGTCGCAGGAGAAACCCATCTTTTTGTTTTTTCGTCAAAAACACGACCAAAATCGTTTACAATATAAACACCGGGATTTCCTTGTGCATCTTGCCAAGCCTCTGTTTTTCCTTTTTGTCCATCAATAGTAGCATTAAAATCAGCATCTGAAGCTGTTTCTAGACCAAGCGCATCAAACTGAGATTTACTAATACCAGCAGCAGCAGCCAACCTACGCCGTACAGGAATGCTTTGTGTTCCTACTTTAGCTCTTTCCATTGTTCTAAGATCGTTAGCAATAGAATCTAAAGACTTTCTGTCCGTAACTGTTCTAGCTCGTGTTGCTACATCGGCCAAGCCTAGAGCCTCTGCCCTCAAAGCTAAATTTTCTTGTTCAACGCCCAATGCAGTTTTAGTTGCTAAAGTCTCAGTTAAATCACGAGAAGCTTTTGCGTACTTAGCTGCGTTTGCCATGTCTCCTTGAGACTGATAAAATCGAGCCAATTCAGCCAAACCTTCAGGAGTATTGGGATCCATTTGAGCTAACTGTTGACGCTGTTGTTGCATCTGTTGTTGCTGCCTAAGTTGTGCAGGAAGCTGTGCCGCTTGTTTTGCAGCAGTAAACATCCCCTGCCCGAAAGCAGGAGTAGCCATTTGTCTTAAAAACTCTTGTGAAAACTTAGCCATTATTTAGTCCCTTCCAAATATACTGCCTAGTGCTGATATCAAACTAGAAGTTCCTGTTGATCTAGGTGTCAAAGCGCCTGACAAAAGACCAGCACCTGTTTGACCCAAGAGGTTAGCTCGTGCTTGCTCTGCAACCAACTGCGCCTCAAGACCAGACATAGTCGCTTCACCAAACAAACCAGCACCCTGTAGCTGTGCCTGTTGTTGTAATGCTGCCAACTGTTGTGCAGGCTGAGTAGCCGCCATAAGTTGCTGCTGTGGTACGTAACCTGCGCCAAGGAACGCCTGTCCCAAAGTAGCTTGCTGCATTTGCTCTGCTTGTGCCTGCTGCATTGCTGCCAACATAGCTCTGTTACGTGCTTCATTGATAGCCGTCTGTTGTGCCAACAACTCAGGAGTAGCACCACCGTACGCCGCAGAACTTAAACCAAGGCGTCCTTGTGCAGCCATGCGTTCTTCCGTAGCAAGACGTTGGCGTTCTTCTTCAGGACGTTGCGCTCTACGCATACGCTCAAAGATAGCTTGCTCACGGTCTACTGTAGGTTGTACTGCTTGACCAAAGAAACCACCAGCGCCTCCTAAGAGTTGATTCTGCAAAGCAATCTCTTGTGGAGACAAGCCCATAGTGGTTTCAATGCCACCTTCAGGAGTAACCCTAGTGCCCATGCCAGCGCCAGTAGCAGTAGTCACAGTAAATGGTCTAAACTGTGTCTGCTCTAGTTGCGTAGCCGCAAGTTCCTCAGCGCCTGTTCTGGCTTGTCTGCCTATGTCGCTGAGACGCCCATAGGCTTCGCCTGTTAGTAGTCCACCGACAACACCTGGAAGAAGTACTTCAGGTTGAGATAAATACGACCCAAGTCCTCCTAACATGTCGAGGAAGCTATTACCCCCGCCGCTGCTTCCTATGCCAGCGCTAAGAACATCAGAGCCATAACCAATGTTATACTCGTCTTGAGTATTATCAATCATGTCATCTATGCTTTCTGATGAATATCCGTTAGACATGTTTTACTCCCTTAAAGTAGCTTTCCTATCAAAGCCATTACGTTAATCTCCTGTAGTGACAAAGCAAAGCCATCTATCTCTGACTCTAACCCTACTTGCACACTTGTTCCGTACCCTGTTGTATTAAGTGACCTTGCGTTGGTCAACTGTCCTGCTGTGAACTCTACCGTGGTGTACTCACTCTCACCATAGAATCCAGTAATTTGGTTACCTACTGTAAACTCTGCAGTAGCATAAGTCGTGTCAAAGTCGTACGACCATTTAAGAAATACTGTCGCGTTGTTTGCACCAACCAGCGTCGGCTTCAACTTCTTCAAAATCTTTACTCTAGAGCTATCGCCAAAAGTAAGGCTTGGGCTGTAGTACTTGAATCTGTAGCCGCTTCCGTTGTCACTGTAGCCTGTGTACGTGCTAATGCCGTTGCTAGTACCGATATATAACGTACCGTCTTCTAGTCTTGCAAATGACGTAAACTTAGTAGACGGCCAACGTGTCACACGATAAGCTCCGTTTTCTAAAGTGCTTCGTACGTCGAAACAATATGTTACGTCCTGACCAGTAAAGGTTAGCAGGTAGAAGCCCTCCTCAGGACTGTACACAGACCTAAAGAACTCATCTTCGTTTTGTAACGCAGCAATTATGTCCTTAGTAATGTTACCAGACAAACTGCTGATAGGCATTGACTTTTCTTGTATTGTTCTACCAAAACTCTTGAGTCCTGTGTGTGACAGGAATAACACGTCAGTACCTGTGTACTGCACAGTGTCTCTGTCTACGCAACCTACGCCAGACACAGTGTCAGACAGTGTCATCGTAGCTGGGGCTTCTGCTCCTTGGTACGCAACAATACTGTGCTTACCAAAGATAATCAAAAGACCGTTGTGCGCTGCCAAAGCTACAATCTCGTCGTACCCGTCAGGCCACACCTTTGAAATGTCAATAGACCCGCTAGTGCCTCCGGACCAATCGTGGCCGATCAAAAGGTCAGACCAATAAATAGTAGACTTGTTAGTACTAAAGTCAGCCGTCCAGAGCCTTCCATAAGCCGCTAAAACTTCATTGCCGTACATGGCACTTGTGACACCAGCCGCACCAGAAACACTACTGAGCGTGGTTACAGAGCCTCCTGCGTTGTCATAGACAAGGGGTTGATAACCGCGCTGGAAGAAGTAGACTTTGTCGTTAAAATTAACAATCTTCCAGTTGTCCGCAGTAATGGTGTAACTACCGGGAGTCTCGTCAACTAACGTAGTCGTACCACTGATTATTTTGTTGTTGCCTACAGAAAATATCTTAGTGTTTCCTGCGTTGTCCTTAAACTCTTTGATAGCTCTTAACGAGTCAGTACCAAGGACAGTTTTGTTTGTAGTAACAACAGTGTGGCCCTTACGTGCAGCAATACGACCACGTTTGTCAATCACGGCGTTGTCTGCAATTTCTGCAAACGACGGGTCTTGAGCCAACGGCGAATCTTCGGTGTTAACACCTTTGAACGCTGGGGCTACAAGATTGATACTTTGCAGTTGTTGAGCCATATCAAATAGTCCTAAATACCATCTCTTCAGGGTGTTTTGCTGCGTCTATAGCAATAGCGTCAGACAAGAACTTATCAGCAATGCTAAAGTACTCAGCTGTAGACGTACCGCCTGTCTCGCCACGTTCACGGGCTAACAAAGCTACGGCATAGTGAATCACAGGCATTGCAGGTACAAGCAAGGAATCACTGTTAGCACTCAAGTCGGCCTGACGCTTGATTACGTCAAACCGAAGGCTGTACACACCGTCTGGTGTTGGGCCTACAAGTACTTCTGTGTCGCCACTAGCGTCCAAACCATTGTACGTGTAGTACCGTGGCGCACCTTCTGCTGCACTGCTAATGTACAACTGCTCGTTAAACCAGTCTTTTGTCTGGTAGTCCATGAACAAGTTGCTAGTGTCGTTTAGGACACACATGACTTTTACGTTGTCGCCACCACCAGTTAACGAGTAACTGTTGTCGGAAGCAGTAGTAGTTATGACAATAGTTTCACGCAAGGCGGACCAGTCTGTTGCTTCTTCTACTACCTTCTTAGCGTCATTGATAAAGTCGCCCACCATCTTGATATAGGTTGTGCTAGTGACTGACGTGGTTTCTTCTTCGCGCAACCGACGTAGTACATTGTTCATTAGGTTCAAGTATGTCATGC